GTAATATGTTACAGACCCGCGATACCAGTCACCTGATATAACCTGTAAACCTCCATCAGCCCAACTACCAATAATATCTACCTCTAACGCCTCGCAGTCCTGATAGAAGTGATACGCCATCAGGCAAGCTTTATTATTTGCCAGAATGCCAGTAATACCTGGGTTGGTGTACGCGCCACTCGCATAGCCCAAATCGATATTCCCGCCAGGATTAGTGTATCCAATATGATTATCAGTGTTACCGCCCCAGATCTGCACTTCATGACGGATCGGCTCATAAGTATCAAGCAAGCCACCAGCTCCACACATCGAAGTTAACGCTTCCCCAATACGCGCATAACCGATTGAGTTGAAATGAAGGCTATCACTTTGAACCGTGCCGTAGAGACGATTATAGTGGACTTCATGCGCGTCAAAAAAACGACAGCCGTAAACTTTGGCCATGTTTTTTGCCTGCTGAGCCCATATTTGGTAACCGGGGTTGCGCGCACCTTGCCCGCCAGCTCCGCAAGTCATAACAACAACGCCACAACCCCATTTAATGAGTCGGCGGATCAGCGTTTCCATTGCCGCCATATAACTTTCATGGGTTGCTCCAGCAGTCCCGCTGTAGTCGTTAATGCCGTACATAACGAATGCCAGGTCGCAGTTTGGGTTTGTCTGCCACAGAGGTTCGTTAACTGCCTGCTGTGCTGTATACCCTGAAATAGCCCGGTATACTGGAGTGACAGACACACCACACTGCTCAAGCATGAAATCAACGAAACGCTTTGGATACGTCATTGAAGCATGTGTCGCCCAGTCGCCGTTTTCCGCAGGCACTTTATCGGTCGACCCAACATCGTAACCAGCCGTGATTGAATCGCCCTGAAATAACACAGTCAAGGGCTGAAGGGTGCGTATTTTGTAATTCACAGCCGCCAGTTTCGCGATGTTTTGAGCGCGATATTCAGCACTATCATTCGCCAGCAAGAATTCCTGGACGGTACGAGTTGTGCCATCTGTATTTGTCGCACCTACCATGCCTGCCCCAGTAGGCTTTGCAAGGTCTTTGCGAAGAACGTCCGCAACATCCACGGGTTGCCATTTGCCTGGACCAGTACCACCAGAAGAAGAAGGCGTTGACCCGGCAGGCACTGTTTTTGGTAGCGTGGCGAGATCATCCCATCTGTACCAGATTAACGAAGTGGTGTCCTGCAACAGATCACCGGCTACCGTCACCGTGCCGCCTCCTTGAAATGTGCCTTTCAGATTCCAGCCAAGATTGTATATTTGCTGCAGGACAAGTTGTTTCAGGCCTTCAATTGTGTAGTGCTGTTTGCCGAAGCGATCAACATACCATTGCGCAAATGACGTAACGAACTCGTCAATTTTCCCGGCATTAAATTTCAGGTCTTGAGGCTTTTCGCTCGGAACTGGATTAGTTGTTGGTGTAGTAGCCATATTTATTCCATAAAAAAACCCGGCGCAGTGGCCAGGTTATAGTGGTCGGGATGGGTATTATTGATAAATCTGGTCGCTATACTCAGCGAGAGTTAATGCGGTACTTCCCTTGCCGTCAGGTTGCTTGGCGGTGATGGTCCACTGCCCTGCATCGAGCTCCTGTGACGTGGCAATGACGTACCGGGAAGGCGACTGGACGTCAACACCGTCGAACAGGTTAAGGTCAATGTCTGGAATGGCAGCAGTAAAGCCAAACGCGGTGTCAGCGCGCGGAGAAGCCGTGTATCTGGCTGTGGTAGCACCGGATGAATCTGTGATCTGCACAAACATGGTTCCTGAGAAGTTGATACGCTCACTCGTCTCAAAGTCATTGCCGACCCGTGACACGATGTATCCGGCCTGCTGGTTGGTGTCGTATGTGTCAGGCACCTGGACCATATCGCCAATGTTTACCCACTCCCCGTCAGCCATGGCTGTTATCTGCATGGTCATGCGGGTATAAATAAGCCTCTTGCACTCGCGCAGAGCCCGCTCGTCAGCCTGAAATCTGTTCCTTACATACAGCATTTCGAACTTCTTCGCCTTGGCCGGTAACCCTTCGATGATGGAATTTCCCGATATCCGGTACCGGACAAAATCCTGCTTATTGGTGTCCGGGTTACGGAACTGCACTTCAACGCCGTCATAGCCGCCTGGAAGCGTCATATCGTAAGAAAGTGAGTAACCATCTGGCTTGGTGTTGGCCCGGTTGAATATTGTGGCCGCAGATGTTTTCCTGCTGTCTCGGGTGAATGACAGCACACCGTTATCGTCAAAAACGGACACGCTGGCTGCGTCACAGATGGTCTCCATTCGCGAACCGAGCGACACATCCTCATCATCAAAGGTGTAATCGAAGTATCCGAGTCGTGGATCGATAGCGTCGATTTCAGACTGGATCTGGTACAGGCCGTAAATGTCGATGCTCGACTCAGGCTGCTGGCCGACAACGAGCCAGTTAAACAACGCGATATCCGCAAATTTCCGTGACGGTCGGAGCGTGTAATCAACCTGCTGTGTCGTCATGTTGTAGCTGATGACATGGCGGGTGATCAGCGCGTTGTATTTCCTGTCACGGCTGCCGGTGGCGTTCTCTGTCGCCCGGACGACTATTTTCACCAGCGTGTCATCAGGATGTACAACATTGGTCCTGACGTTGATGGCGTGAATCTCCTCAAGCTGTATTTTGCTGTCACTTGCGCTGTTTGTTATGCGCTCAAGCGAGACGGCATAGCGGCCGTAACCGGCTGCGGGAGTTTGCTTATATGTCCGGTAGTAGGTTTTCGAAACGCCCTTTATCCCTTCTACAATCGCATAAGTCACCGTCTCCTCTGTGCCTGGAATCTGATTATTATCATCGTCGACCTTCCACCATTTAATTTTGAAAGAGTCGTTGTGCTGCCCGGCGTAACCGGCAATCACGTGGATCCACAGCTGAGTTGACTGCACTGGAGAAATAAACGGACCTACCACAAGCGTTCCGTTATCGGCCAGGATGAATTTTGTTGTGTTGATGGTGACGCCTGATAAATCAAAGCCCGGCGCTGAAATTTTATTGAACCTGAACGTGTAGTACCTGACCGGGTTAATGACACTTCCGTCGTCGCTTTCAACGATGCTTATCATCGACCCTGAAAGCTGGACGTCTTCTGTTACAGAACCACCCGGCACCGGCCTGGTTACATTGATCGTGAAAGTAACCGGGTGAGGGAGGATCAGACCAAGGAAATAGTCAAAATCAGCCTGTTTTACGATTTTCATCGCAATTTCTCCACCAGCGTAAACGCCACTTATGACGGTTGTCGCCGTCGCGCTTTCAATTGGCGTGCCTTCTTTTTCGTTTGGCCCGAGAAGTTCCTGCCCGTCAACATCGTCAAACTGGTAGCCCTCGATAACCTGGGGGATCACTTCACCGGGCTGATAAATGGTGTAACTTGCTCCCGCCATTGAGCCAAGATTAGTTTCAGAGAACCGCACAGAGGTTATGTCATATTTCCCCAGGCCAAAGCACATAAGCTCAGTTACGTATTTCAGCCAGGTGTTATCTGCGCCGCCCGGGACATATTCAAAAACTGATTCCTGGGTAAGGTCGGGAAACGCCCTGATCTGCCCGAAGTTATCAGGCTTAGCTTCGCCATTGCGCGCGATGTTGGTTTGTCCCTTCAGGCTGTTGTTTGGTGATGTTTTGCTGTTCCCACTGGAGGCGCTTGCATTGGGTTTCGGCATCAGGCCGGAAAGAACCTTCTGCGTGAACTTGATCGGATTGAGATGCTCGAGCGGATTGAGGATAGTGCCAACCAAGCCGCCATCTTTTGGTTGGTCAAAAATCACTATCCGGTCATTTTCCTGAAGAACAAAGCCCAGTTCTTCTTCAGGCTGCAGTTCTTTGCCATTAACGTTGATGCGGATATCGCGGTGAAAGCTCTCCTGAGCAAGCCAGTCATAAAACACCGTCCCTGCTTCAACTTCCGCCCTGTCCTTCGGCATCCCCGGGACGCGCTGAATTTCGATTACCGGCATACTGAACACTCCTTAATAACCGCTCTTCAAAAGATGCTCTTGACTCAATGGCCTCTTCGATAGTGGAGAATCTCCCTATCCTCTTTTTCCCAAATGTTGCGCACCATTTTTTGGTTCTTTGGCAGTAACTAACACCTACCCTGCGGCTGGTATTTTTAGCTGCACAACCTCTGTTAAATAAATTTTCCGACGGGGAAACATCTCTTAAATTTACA